TTTGACCTAGTTTGTTGTCCATTTTTTCGTACCTTTTTTTATTTACTATTGTCTTATATAATTATTAGTCTTATATATGCAACCATAAAGTTGCACAATGGAGACTTTTTTATGGAAAATATTTTAACAACTGAGGAAATAGTAAGGCGTTTAGATGGGCGTGTTCTTGCTAAAGTCATAAGGGATGTAGGCATTTCTAAGCATACTGTTTACCGCATTATGAAAGGTGAGGATGTATATTATTCTACAGTTAAAAAACTATCCGATTACCTAATTGAAAAGGAAAAACCCACAGTGAGGTAATACTGTGGGCTTCCCAAAAAGGTACGTTTTGTGCATAATGTCAAAACCAATGAAATATGCAAGGTCAACATAAACGATCTTGCCCAACAAAGAAAGGGTAAAAAAATTGTCAAATTTAGTAAGTAATTTAGTCCAAACAAAACGGATTGGTTCTACTACTCAAAAAGCAATCCTAATGTATATGGCAGACAAGGCTAGTGATGATGGCAGTGGTATCTGGGTTAGCAAAAAGAATATGGCTGCTGATTTGGAGATGGCTATTAGAACGCTTCAGACAAATATGAGAGATATGGTTTCTTCAGGTTTATTAACTGAGGCTGGACAGAAAAAGTGTAAAACTGGGTACACTGTAGACTATTCTCTTAACCTGGAACGTATTGGAACACTTGAGAACACTAGAGAACCCCATGTAACAGCTGCACCCCTGCATCAGATGCACCCCTACCCACGCAGCAGCTGCACCCCTACCCCTGCATCTGCTGCACCCAAACCATCCTTAGAACCATCCATTAAACCTAATATAAGTGTTAGGACTATTTTATGTGAATGGTTAGTAGAAGAAAATTCAGCAGATAGTTTTATAAAATATCGCAAGGGAATTAAAAAAGAACTTACAGAAACAGCAGCAAAAAGATTAGCTGAAAAGTTAAGATATATTTTTGTTGGTGGTGGAACGCCAGAAGATGCGTTGGCAATGTGTGAAGAAAAAGGTTGGCAATCTATAGAACCTGATTGGTATTTTAATACACTTTTTGGTAAAGATAGTTTAGAATACAAGAAAGCTATGGAAAGAATATTAGAAGTTAAAAAAGGTATAAACTAATGAATTATGGTTATCGTATAAATTTAATTAAAAAAGAATTAGAAAACTTATTAAGTAGCTATTCTATTCCTATGCACTTACGCCACGATGAAGATGTAAAAGCAAAAGAAATAGAGATTATTTCTAAAGCATTAAATCAATTGTTTCCTAATGAGTGTAACCAAGAGGTTATATCTGGAGCATTTGAACGCGCTGAGTTAAAAATAAAAGCTGCACATATGTCCAGGTCATGGCCTAAAGCATCAGATATTGCCACAGCGATTAAAGCAAGTATTGCAAGTGATAGTGACGCTTCTGGTGTTTCTGCAACCTGGTATCCTGATCCAAAGGTAATTAACGCCAACAGAATTAAACGTGGTGAGCCAGTAAGTGAGTTTTATATTAACGGTAAGCTAGGTGAAGAATTAATAAATGATGGCTTAATAACTGAGCATGATCTACAGCCATACAAAGAATACTTAGCTGTAGAAAAAATAAACAGAATATGATAATAGCAAACAACACATTTTTGTGTTACTCTACATTGGGGCGATACTGCTTCATAATCCTCCCAATGTGAGGTTGCCTCAACTGCCCCTATGTGATCTGCTCCGTAGGGGCTTTTCTTTTTGCAAATATATAATATAATACCATATATAGACGCACCCAAGTATGGACGGACTAAATGAGTACAAAAGAAGAACGAAAATCTAAGATAGAAGGTTCAGGTAGAAAAAAAGGTACAACTAATAAAGTGCCTAAATTACTTAAGGATGCAATCTTAGAAGCAGCAGAACGTGCTGGACAAACAATAGTAGATGCAAGGTATTCTGAGCCAGCTAATGCAGATCAAAGATTTGTAGAGCAAGCTAAAAAAGAAGGTATGGTTCATTACTTAGAACATCAGGCAATGGAAAACCCTCAAAGCTTCTTAACGCTAATGGGTAAAGTATTACCAATGCAAGTTACAGGTAGTGGTAGCCAAGGTGAGCATGAGTTTGTCATCAAATGGAAACAATAGAAATAAACTACAAGCCACGTTCACAAGCTAAAGACTTTCACAGCCGTACAGAAAGATTTGCTGTATTAGTAGCTCACAGAAGATTTGGTAAGACTGTAGCGGCTATAAACGATCTTATTAAGTCATGCTTTGAAATAGACCTTCCTAACGTCAGGGTAGCTTATATTGCGCCATATCTCTCACAAGCAAAGGCAGTAGCTTGGGATTATGCGTTAGAATACACAAGAGATATACCGCACATAAAAGTAAACCATAGCGAACTTAGGATAGATTTCCCTAATGGAGCTAGATTTAGATTATTTGGTGGAGATAATTATAATGCTATTCGTGGATTATTTTTTGACCATGTATGTATTGATGAATTTGCTGACTTCCCTGCATCAGCCTATCCTACAGTTATTAGGCCAGCTACAGTAGACCGCAAAGGTAAGATAACCATTATTGGTACGCCTAAAGGCAAGAATGAATTTTGGGAGATGTACGAGTACGCCAAGAGCCACAAAGATTGGTGGTGTAAAATGTTTAAAGCTTCTGACACAGACATATTAGACAAGGCTGAGTTAAAAGAAGCTAAAGCAGCAATGGGCGAAGATCGCTACGAGCAAGAGTTTGAATGTAGTTTTGAAGCTGCTATTCAGGGCGCATATTATGCAATGGAGATGAAAACAGCTACCCAGGATAAACGTATTACAAAAGTGCCATATGATCCTAGTGTTGGTGTAACAGTCTCTTGGGATTTAGGAATAGGTGATAGTACGTCATTATGGTTTGCTCAATTTGTAGGGCAAGAAATAAGAATAATAGACTTTTATGAAATGTCTGGTGTTGGTTTAGACCACTACGCAAAGGTGCTAGATGAAAAGGGTTATCACTACAAAGAGCATATATTACCGCATGATGTGAAAGTTAAAGAACTTGGTACAGGTAAAAGCAGATTAGAAACATTAGACGCTCTAGGTGTTAACAACATATCTATAGCTCCTAAACTATCTATAGATGATGGAATACAGTCAGCACGTTCTATGCTTAATCGCTGTTGGTTTGATGAAGAAAAGTGTGGGCGTGGTATAGAAGCATTACGGCAATATCGCAGAGAATTTGACGAAAAAAACAAATCATGGCGTGGTAGACCATTGCATGATTGGACATCACACGCAGCCGATAGCTTTAGATATATGTCTGTTGGACGTAGGGAAGTGCAAGAATGGGGTGAGCCTATAAAAAGAAATTTGCGTGGAATTGCTTAGTGTGATAAGGTGCATCAAAACTTGCGGAGAACCTTATGTTACCTTTTGTACAACCTACTGACGCTTATGGACAAATTAGCGATAACTTCTTACCAGAAACAGACTATGTTGATGCTAGAGTATTAGCAGCAGATACAGCAGAAAATATTGCAGTACCTGCTGGTGCAAAGTTTTGTACTCTTACAGCAGATGGAGAGTTTTACTTTAACTGTAGAGCAGCAGCCGCTAAACCAGCAGCAGATATAAGTAATGGTTCTGCATCTCGCGTTGGTGATCCAAATGGAACTAATATAATCGTTACACCAGCAGATAACATTAGTGTTATTGCTACAGGCGCTAGAATTGTAACTGCTACATTCTGGGGTGGATAATGGCAAAGCGTGGACTTTATTCCAACATAGCAGATAAAAAGGCGCGTATTAAAGCTGGTAGTGGCGAGAAAATGCGTAAGAAGGGTGCAAAAGGTGCGCCTACTGATAAAGCTTTTAAACAGGCTGAAAAGACAGCTAAAAAACCAAAAAAGAAGACAACAAAGGAAAAGGGGAAAAAATAATGCCAGGTTATGGACATAAAGGTGGAAAGAAAAAAGGCGGTAAGAAAAAGTAATGGGCTTGCTTGATGATATTCAAAAAGGTTTAGGCTTTAAAGATCGTGATAAAGATTATTATGATCGTACTGCTAAATCTATAGGTAGACAGCGTGGTGCTGCTGCTGAAGCAAGATATAGAGATACAACTGGATTAAGTTCAGGTGGTAACATTGGAAGCCCTGGTATGCCACAAAGAGGTGGTTTGCTATCAGGCATGAGATTTGGTGAATACCGTGATATAAACGATATGTTTGATCGTGGTGGCCCAGATGCTAGTGGTGGTAAGTTTGAAGGTGGTGGATTGTTAAGTGCTATTGCAAATGTTTTATATGGCTCAACAGCACCTACAAGAACAGAAGGTTTTGGTTCGCCATCAAGTATGTTGGAAACAGCAGGTACATCTGGAATGAGTAGACCGTATGATGCAGAATTTTATAGGCAATATTTAAATGCACAATTTACACAACAAATACCCCCAAATTTAACTTATGACCAATATTACGATCAAACTTTTCCCTGATAGTTAAATGGCAAAAGAAAAAGACCCTAGATTAAAACGTGTTGGTGTAGAGGGTTTCAATAAACCAAGACGTACTCCAAAGCATAAAACCAAATCACACGTTGTTGTGGCAAAAGAAGGTGACAAGGTGAAAACAATACGATTTGGTCAACAGGGTGTATCAGGTGACAAAGGTGATACAGCAAGATCAAGAAGCTTTAAAAAAAGACACGCCAGTAATATAGCTAAAGGCAAAATGTCAGCAGCATATTGGGCTAACAGGGTTAAGTGGTAATGGATACTTTTGAGCTTAGAAACCATTATGCAGACCTAACAGGCGATGTAGAAAACGCATTTAAAAGTAATGAAAGTGACCAGGAAGGTTTTCTCTACAGTGATGAAACAATCCGTAGGGCAATAGACAGCATAGAAAACGCAAACAGATTATCTGATAGGCCAATGATTACAGAAGCAATAGAGCAATATGGCCCTCGCGCTGGTGTAGGAATAGGTCAAATGGGTGCGATGTTTAATCC